ACCTGTGAGTAAATTAGCAACCGACCCGTTTGATCGAAACTCCTGGCCCAACCCGTGGGAATTATTAGAGGAAAATAATTATTGTTCCTTTGTAAAGATACTTGCGATTTGTTACACCTTGCAGTTAACTGATGTTTTAAAACGGTCCAATTACGAGATACATATAACACGAGACTACAAAAACTCAGAGACATATTACTTACTTTATGTTGGAGACACCGTAGTTGGTTTCACTGGAGAATCGCATGTTCATAGAGATAAATTGCCCAGCACTTTACGCTCTGAATGTGTCTATTCTCTATCCCTATAACAATAAATATCTAACATAAAGAGGAAAACGAATGATTCAAGAAATGCAACTCACCAAGCGGCATGGAGCCAAAGAGCTATTAGATATCGAAAAATTACACAAAGTTGTGTTTTATGCATGTGAAGGTATTACTGGTGTTAGTCCGAGTGAAGTAGAAATTAAAAGTCAAATCCAATTCTATAATGGAATGACTACAAAAGAGATCCAAGAAACATTAATTAAAGCAGCCGCAGACCTTATTACTGAAGAGACTCCTAACTATCAATATGTTGGTGGCAGACTTATCAATTATGCATTGCGTAAAGAAGTATACGGCAAATATGATCCTTGTTCAGTTAAAGAATTAGTAGATCGCAATACAATTAACGGATTTTACGATGCAGAATTAGCTACAAAATACACCGATGAAGAGTGGAAGAAAATTGACACAATTGTTAAGCATGAGCGTGATGAGAACTTAACTTATGTTGCTATGGAACAACTACGCGGAAAGTATCTAGTACAAAATAGAGTTACTAGCGATGTATTTGAAACACCGCAGATGTGCTATGTTCTTATTGCAGCAAGTTTATTCCAAGACTATCCAACAGACACAAGACTGCAATGGGTAAAGGACTATTATGATGCTATTAGTTTGCATGACATTAGTTTGCCTACTCCTATTATGGCTGGCGTCCGTACTCCACAACGTCAATTCAGCAGTTGCGTACTAATTGAGACAGATGACAGTCTTGATAGCATTAATGCTACTTCTAGTGCTATCGTAAAGTATGTCTCCCAAAAAGCAGGCATTGGTATCGGAGGAGGCAACATACGTGCTATTGGTTCTCCTATACGTAAAGGTGACGCATATCACACAGGTATCATTCCGTTCTACAAGCATTTCCAATCAGCAGTAAAGTCATGTAGTCAAGGTGGTGTACGTGGTGGCGCAGCCACTATCTATTATCCAATTTGGCACTACGAAGCAGAAGATATGCTAGTGTTGAAGAACAATAAAGGTACAGAAGAGAATCGTGTACGTCATATGGACTACGGTGTACAGTTTAATAAACTAATGTATGAACGTTTGTTATCTGGCGGCGATATAACTTTGTTCTCGCCTGCAGATGTTCCAGGATTGTACGATGCATTTTTTGCAGACCAAGACAAGTTCAAAGAGTTATACGAACGAGCAGAGCGCAATACAAAACTACGCAAGAAGACAGTTAAAGCAAGTGATTTGTTTAGTGCGTTTATGGAAGAACGGAAAAACACTGGACGTATTTACTTACAAAATGTAGATAATGCAAATGAACACGGAAGCTTCCTTCCAGACCTTGCTCCTATTAGAATGAGTAACTTGTGTGCAGAGATTACATTGCCTACTAAGCCGCTTTCAGATCTAAATGATCCTGAAGGAGAAATTAGTTTGTGTACTCTAAGTGCAACCAACTGGGGCAATATTAAAACTCCAGCAGACTTTGAGCGCATATGCCGTCTTGCAGTGCGTGGACTAGATGCGTTGCTAAGTTACCAAAACTATCCAATACTTGCAGCACAACTAAGCACAGAGAAGCGTAGACCCCTTGGCGTCGGCATTATAAACTTTGCTTACTGGCTCGCGAAAAATGATCTTAATTATCAAGACATTAACGCAGATGGTCTAGCTCTAGTTGATGAATGGACTGAAGCATGGAGTTACTACTTAATTAAAGCAAGTGCAGATTTAGCAGAAGAGAAAGGCGCTATTCCTGGTAATATGGAAACAAAGTACGGGCACGGTATTACACCTAACCAGACGTATAAGAAATCCTTAGATGAATTGGTTCCGCATGTTGAACGCATGGATTGGACTGGGTTGCGCAAGCAACTTAAAACAACAGGCATTCGTAACTCAACACTAATGGCACTTATGCCTAGTGAAACCTCAGCACAAATTGCTAATGCCACAAATGGTATTGAACCTCCGCGTTCACTTATATCAGTGAAGCAAAGTAAGCATGGTGTACTAAAGCAAGTTGTTCCAGAGTTTAAGCGTTTAAAGAACAAATATGACTTGTTATGGGATCAGAAGTCCCCAGAAGGCTACTTGAAAATTATGGCTGTATTACAGAAATATATTGATCAAGGTATTAGTGTTAACACTAGCTACAACCCTGCATTCTACGAAGATGAAAAGATTCCAATGAGTACAATGTTACAGCACTTGTTAATGTTCTACAAGCTAGGTGGCAAGCAGTTGTACTACTTCAATACTAATGACGGGCAAGGCGAAGTAGATGTAAGCAAGATGATGGAAGAACTTCCACAAGCAGACATAGATGATGATGAATGCGAATCTTGTCACATATAAGTAAGATAACACTTGACACGCCAATCAGGGCGTGTTACTATAGTGTAAGAGTCAATTTAACAAGGGTAAGACATTAATGAGCGTTTTTGATATTAATAACACAGCAGATCATACAAAGGTAACAGCCTTCCTTGATCCTTCGGGAGGCCCGACAATTCAGCGTTACGATACACTGAAGTATAAAAGTTTTGACAAACTAACTGATAAGCAGTTAGGATTCTTCTGGCGCCCGGAAGAAGTAGATGTTACTAAAGATAGTAATGATTTTAAAGGGCTAACAGAACACGAAAAGCATATCTTTACAGCAAATTTAAAGCGTCAGATCCTACTTGATAGTGTACAAGGTCGTGCTCCAGTAGAAGCATTTACTCCTATTGTAAGTTTGCCTGAGATTGAAAATTGGATTCAAACGTGGACATTTAGTGAAACTATCCACGCCCGTTCATACACACATATTATCCGCAATGTATATAATAACCCAAGTAAAATCTTTGACGAGCTAATGAGTATTGGCGAAATTGTAGATTGTGCTGGAGATATATCAAAGTACTATGATGACTTGATTGAACTTAGTAGCTGGTATAATTTGTTAGGAGAAGGTACACATAAAGTAAACGGCAAGACAATTGTTGTCGACTTGTACCACCTAAAGAAACTGCTATGGCTCACGCTTACAAGTGTTAACATCCTAGAAGGTGTAAGATTCTACGTAAGCTTTGCATGCAGTTGGGCGTTTGCTGAAATGAAGAAGATGGAAGGCAATGCTAAAATTATTAAGCTAATTGCTCGTGATGAAAACTTACACTTAGCAAGTACACAAATGCTTTTAAAGATTCTAAAAACAGATGATCCAGACTTTATTAAAATTGCAGCAGAAACAGAAACAGAATGTATTGCTATGTTTGTTGAAGCAGTTGACCAAGAAAAGCAATGGGCAGACTATTTGTTTAAAGATGGATCAATGATAGGTCTGAATACACAACTATTAAGTGACTACATTGAATGGATTGCAGCAAAGCGTATGACAGCCGTAGGACTAAAATGTCCTTATACTGTTAAAGGCAATCCTCTACCGTGGACACAGTCTTGGATTTCAGGCGCTGAAGTACAAGTAGCACCACAGGAAACAGAAATTACAAGCTACGTAAGTGGCGGAACAAAACAAGATGTCGGAGAAGACACATTTAAAGGATTTAGTTTATGATAGAAATTTGGGGTAAACCTCAATGTCCGTTTTGCGATCAAGCAAAAGCACTATGCGAACGACAACAATTAAAGTATACCTATAAGCAATTAGGTACAGATTTTAACCGTGAAGATGTGTTAGAACAATTTCCAGGCGCTCGCACATTTCCACAAATTAAAATACATGGCACAAATATTGGCGGCTACGATAAGCTAGGCGAATATTTAGAAGACACTAACTATAACGGAACAGGACACTCACTATAATGTTAATTGAATCAACATACAAACCTGGAGACACAGTGTCTCTAAAACTAAGTTCAGGCGAAGAGATAGTTGCTCGTCTTGATGAAGAAACATCAACCAAGTTTACGTTAAGTAAGCCGATGGTATTGGTTATGCAAGCTGAAGGATTAGGACTTGCGCCGTACATGTACAGCGTTAAGGCTACATCGAAGTTTCACATATTATCATCTACAGTAAGTTGTGTTGCAAAAACAGAAGAAGACATTGCAGCACAATATGTGCAGACTACTAGTGGTATTCAATTACAGCCTTAATACTAGGATAAATATAGTAGTATAATACGAGGAAAGTAAATGTCATTAGCAGGCGCAAATGTATTTGAAAATAGTGCAGCAGAAGGAACAGGTAAGACTACTGTTAACCATCCGGACATTGATACCGATCCGGGCTCAGCGCCTGCCGACCATGTACACGTTGACTTTGACCTCGCACACAAAGCATGTCTTGATGAGATTGCAACACTATTTGAAAATATACAAGTAGACTTGCGTATTATCACAGACCGTGGTGAAGATAGAAGCAAAGGTATCTATCAAAGAGAAGCTGATAATGTAGCAAACAATCCTGCTAACATTGCCAAAGCTGCAAAAGATTATATTAATCTACAGCAATCAGGATTACTTGATATGGTTAATGCAGAAGTAGGCAATCCTACAAATTTAGGCGTTACATCTTCTGCAAACTATAATGCAATACGTAATGCTGGAAGCGGATCATTTGTAAGTGGATCATCTACTAACGCTCAATCTGCGGACTATGGAGGAGGTACATCTACTGCTATTACCGGCCAAGACGGCAACGTATACTATGAAGGCAGTGTGCCACTAAATCAAATCCCACTTACTAACGGTACAGCTAAAGGCAATGTAATTTATAGTATGGGACCGAAGCGTAATTTACCAATACAAACAGAGCTATTTAATATATTACAATCAGCCGCACAAGCAGCATCAGTTAACGTAGTTATTACAAGCGGAGGACAAGTTCCTGCTAAAGAAGGCGGCATCAACGGCGTAAATCGCACAGGCTCAAACAGACATGACAAAGGTTATGCTGCTGACGTTAGATTAATGAACGGTAAAGTAGATAGTCAAACACGCTTGTATACAAACAAACAAGCAGACCTTGCTATCATGCTAAAATTTGCACAAGCTTGTAAAGATGCAGGAGCAACAGCAATTGGTATGGGTAACGGTTATATGGGCGATGGCAACATACATGTTGACATTGCTTGGAAAGGACAACAAGCAGGAATTATATCAGGCGTATTGCCTAACAGATACTGGGGCGGATCAAAGCCAACAAAGACAGCCAGAGCTCCAGTTTATCTAGCAGACTTAATGCAAACACGGGATAATATAGCGTAATGCCAGCACCATATCAACATTTAGACATGACTCCGGAATACAACCGGATTATTACAGCACTAACTGGAATACGTGATGACATTAGATTGTTACAGAAATTACAATCTGATCCAGAATCAGGTATTGTAACTAGTGAAGTATTAAACGACTTCCAACGAGCACTTCTTGCAGTAAGTATGAGTTCGGCACAAGGAAATACAGCATCAGCAGTTGCTGATATTATTGTAGCCGGTACCTTGCCGAATGGTGCAGCAGTTGCAGCAGCCAGTGGCGAAAGTAATGCTAACTTAACAGCAGAACGAGCAACAATATTAACAGCACTAGGCGTTACAGAAGATCCAGCAGACTTAAAAGTATTAATAAGAGTTAGCGGACAATATTATTGGGAAGCAGCAGGCGTAGTAGGACCAGACGATGGTCTCCGCGGAACAACCACAGTAGTACTACCGTTTGCGCTGGGCGCACAACTAGGCTTTGATAATGAAGGAACTGGACTTATTGTTGCAGGTGCACCTCCAGGTCCGCCAGATGGTATTCCAAATGCATCTGCTCCAAAGAAAAGGTGGCCTTTTGCAAGACCAGTTGGTCAAACTGCATCACAAAATGCAAATCCAAACTCGGACTTAATAGATCCAGCAACTGGTAAAATAGTAGCTAAAACGATAGATGCACAAAAAACATCAGCTACAGCCGCAGCTACACCAGCTCCAGCAACAGATTACGGACCGTCATAATGCCAGGAATAACACACAGCAATGTACCAATGTCAACAACTGTATTTGTAAACGGCGAAGATATTCCAGGTGGAATAACAACTGCTTTAGGAATAGCAGATTCTGTTGGGATAACTGATGCACAGGCGAGATCTATTATCTCAGGACAAGCAGATTTAATAGCGTTAGGAGAGAACCCAAATACTTATGAAGCATTAGAACAGTTTGGTGGCGGCACAAGAGATGGAACTAGTCCGATAACAGGACAAGATGGTGCCATGGCAGCGCCAGGCTCAGATGCAGCAGTAGGTGCAGACGCATTTTACGATCAAGGCGTCACAAGATTAGTGTCATCGTGGATTGTGGTACCACCACATGTTAATCCACGAGTAACAACAGCTACATGGAACGCTTTAGTAGAACTTGCATCTAGTTTAGGCAGACCTCTTGTTTTAGTCAGTGCGCATAGATCGACCGAATTCAATGCTAGTGTAGGCGGAGCTTCAGAGAGCTTGCATATAACACGCAAAGCAGTAGATATTCAGTGGGGATCAACTAGTTCTCAAATCCGTATGGATATGATCCAAAAGGCAATTAATGCAGGATTTACTGGCATCGGATGTTATTCAAATTTTTTACATCTAGATATAGGACCTAAGCGTTCATGGGGACCTAATGGCAGTTATACTGGACAATTTGAGCAATATAAGGCTGTACTTACAGCAAATGGCTTTCCTTTCTATAGCGGACCGCAATAACTAAAACGGTTGACATCCTTGTCTTTTTATGTTATCATATACACATAATATAAACTTAGGCAGGAAGAGGCAGTATGAGAAAAGATTTAAACAAGGTAATACTCACAGACGCAGATGGCGTTCTACTAAATTGGGAGTATGCTTTTACATGTTGGATGCAACAACATGGTTACACACAAGTTGAAGGCGGCAATGTAATGTATAACATTGGCGAGCGTTTTAACATTTCCAATAATCAAGGACACAAATTAATTAAGCAGTTTAACGAAAGTGCTGCAATGGGGTTCTTGCCCGCATTGCGTGACGCTGTATATTATGTTAAGCGGCTACACGAAGAACACGGATATGTATTCCGTTGCATTACATCTTTATCTTTAGATGAAAATGCAGGACAACTTCGTATGATGAACTTAGAAAAACTGTTTGGAAAAACAGCTTTCGAAGAACTAGTTTGTTTAGATACAGGTGCAGCAAAGGACGATGCCCTTGCACCTTATAAAGATACAGGATTGTACTGGGTCGAAGACAAACTAGAAAACGCAGTATTAGGACACAACTTAGGTTTGTCAGCAATACTGATTGAGCATGGATTTAACATGCATGACACACTTCCAGATGGTATGACTAAGGTAGTTAACTGGAAGGAAATATATAATCATATTACAGGAGAAAATATATGAGCGAACAAACACAACATGAACAAATTGTTGAAGCATTTAATGCATATCTGGTAGAACACGAAGCATGGGAAACAAAGTCTGTTAAAGCAGCAGCAACCCGCGCTCGTGGCGCACTTGGGGACTTAGGTAAGTTGACTAAAGGTCGGCGAGCAGAAATTCAAGAACGCAAAAACAACATGTAATGGCTAGTCATATGTGGGAATATTGGTGTAAAGCCATAGGAACAAAAGCATATGACGATGATGACAGAGCAGATGCAGTAGCACTCATAAGAACTACTTGGGTGCTACTGCATGTTACAACATGCTCAATGATAATCGTTGGCAACGGAAGACTATTAGGATTTTGGTAAAGTGTCGAATAAGTCTTACAGGGCTCCTCAAAAGCCTAAACAATATCAACCGCGAATCGAACGAGAGAAATCTTTCAAGATTCGCAACCCAACAGTAAATAAGAAAACTAAACACAAAAAGGAATATTATGTCGATGAACCCTAGTCCAC